GAGTAAGTCCGCATATCATGAGGCTAAGCAAAAGAACTTGCAAGCTTACGCCGCCAAGTTCCAGAAAAAGATCAATCGTCAGATACAACTTGGACGTGATGCACGGTTCTCGTTCGTTGACATAAACGGTAAGAAGCGTGAGTATGTGAGAAAGGGTATGTATGAGAAGGCTCTGGCTAAGAATAAGGCTGAGAGGGAAAAGACCAAGGCCAAGTGGTCTAACGCAAATAATAAACAATTCATGGAATTATTGGCACGAGAAAAGAACGCCCAGAGAAAACTTGCGAATAAGATGAACAAGGCAAGGCCTGTCAAGAATGGACCATTGGACCCAGCTGTTGCGTACGCTCTCAATACTCCTAAAAATACCAAAAAGATAAACAAGTACGTGAACAGTCTGACAAATAATGAACGCAATATGCTTAAAAAGAAGATTTGTAAACCTTAAAAAAATATTTACCTATAATAAAATATGCAGCGCTCAACAATTTTAGTTGCAGTGGCAGTCATCCTCGTTGCGTTCTTACTCTACATGAACAAGACCAAGACCTCTCCAGGTGGTAAAAAGTGGACTGTTTACGGAACCATGGGTTGCGGATGGACTCGTAAGCAGTTAGATTACATGAAGAAGACGGGTACTCCCTATACTTTCGTCGACTGTGATAAGGGTGGATGTGGTGGAATGGATGCTTTCCCCACCCTCAAGGGTCCTAACGGGGAGAAGATCGTTGGATACAACGAGGTTTAAATCATTTATTATTCAAGAGTTGATTGTATCAACTTATCAATAATGAAATAAAAATTTAAGGACATGAAAAGTCTCTCTCTTCACCTTTTCCATGGGCACCCCAATGCTGACCAAGTTTGTAAAGTGTAGAGGCTGTTGAACGCGCCGCGTAATCAGTACCAAAAGCATTTTGTAAATCTGGGTACCTCTCACCATAACACTTAAGCTCCGTCACACCTGGTGGGCACACGAAATCCTTATTTTCACCCATACCAACCTCGTAATAATGTTTACGCGCTAATTTGAGATTAGTACCCGCATATGCTTGTACCGCTGGGTAGCGATCAAGGTAGCATTGTGCCTCTGCATCTGAGAGAGTACAGGAATTGGAACGACCCTCAGGTGTTCCATAGTTTGTATAGTGCCCACCAAGTGCCGCTTTATCAGTACCAAATGCAGCACGAAGATCCCAATACCTCGCACCATAACATTCATTTAATGATGTCTCGTCTGTGGGAATAGTGAAAGTTTCGTCGACCGAATCCACTCCATTACCATCTAGTGAAGGACCAACACTTTCACCACCACTCGTCATCATAGCTGAACTGGAAGAACAGCATACAATCAAAAGACCAACACCCGCGAGCATAGGTACGACTGACATTCTTTATTATATGTAAACTTTTTTATTGATATGATTGGTGTTTCAACTTATCAATAATGAAATACGGAATCTATTTAGATACCGCGGACAACCTGGAGAGAGATGGAAAGAATGAACGCGTCGAGAAGACTGGAGATGGGCTTGAGCACAGAGATGTGCTTGGAAAGCGAACGGTTCCAGACAAGACGAAGAATGAAGGTACTGATGAGAACGTTAAGAGCGAAGATGAGAAGCTCGGTAATCATCTCGGATCGAGACTTGGCGTGAGTGACCTCGTGAAGCATTTTATTACATACTGATATTTTTTTCTAGGCCAATTACAAATGAAAGCCCTTCCCCTGAGTGGTTCGGAAAATAGGTTTACGAACAGGAGGTGGTCGACACCAAAGGGTATTGGGAATAATAATTGTTACGCCTATGCTGTGGGTGACTACGAGGCATATAGGTGGCAAAAATCTATCCCAGGTGACCGTTCGGGTCTTTCTAATGGTCATCACACGTATACTCATTGCACTGGACTTCCTAAACGCGTTATTTCCGATAATCCTAAGAGGATATACAAAGTTTCAGCGAATGAAAAATGTAAAAGGGGGTATTTCAAGGTCATGATGTTTGTTTCTCCTGGGAGACCGATGAATTACATTCGACAAGGGGATTTTCACTTTTACAAACAGCATGGGGTGGTTGAATATAAAATCAAACCTGGAGATACCATCAAAGCTGTAGCTAAATTCTTTAAAGTTCCCGAATCACGAGTAAAGAGGGGTGGTCAATTTAAGGTTGGTAAACGGATCATTTTTAAGGCCAACGTTTTCAGTCACAAGCGGGGCTGGGCGACTGGCCCACTTCTCACTGATGCTAAAGGTAAAGCCATTACCGACCCTCGTACAGCTTCGAGGGATTATCCGGGTCTCAACTACAAAAAGTATTGTAGCTCATTCTGTGTCAAAAACACTGGAATCAAAGTCGGTAAGACTCATCCCAAGGTCAGTTAAGATACTCTCGATATCTTCTTCTTGATCCACATCAAAATTAATATCAAATAAATCTAAAACGTCAAATATAGACCCCTCATTCAAGGACACAGAATTCGCCGTTGCTGTGTAATTGTTTTGTATAGTGACTGTAATTTTAAATTGTGAAGCATCTAAAACTTTCCTGCATGTTGGACACGTATTCTTACCTTGATTTTTCCATTCCTGTAGACAGTGGGAATGAAACATATGTCCGCATCGAAGTGGAGGATTTATCCTCGTACACTTGACTTCACCGAGACATATGGCACATGTTGACATTCTACAAGATGGTATTAAAGTTTTTTCGTGGATTTAGCTCAGTTAGTAAATACCGGGAATTTTGAGAAGAGGTTTATCACAGGTATTGCAAGGACCCTTACCCTGCTCCGCCTCTTGGATCTTAGTGACGAGCTGGGGTCCCTGCTTCTGGAGAAGCTGGCGGTAGGAGTAATTATCCTCGAAAGAAATTCCATTTTGCTTCATGACATAGTTGTTAAAGAGTTGGGCTGAAGAGTTTATGGTGAAACACCGACCATCGGCCATACCAAGTCGCTGCGACATATTTGTTACTATAGCATTAGAATTTTATTTGTCTATTGGTAACTGTTCTCATCCAAGAATTGAATCCCTTTTCCCTCAGTACTTTGATGAATGATTCACATTTATATCCCAAATAAATATCAAACACGTCAGTCTCTTCTGTGTGTGATACCCTAATTTCGGGTTTCTCATTTATATGGTTGTTGATAATGTTGTAGGCGAACGCAATCTCCTTGAGGGTCTCCGCCCCTGTGATGATAATCTTACCGGTACTGAAGATACTGCACGTAATTTCCTTCATATCCTCTGAAGGTTTAAACTTGATCTTCACAGCGGAATACCTATCCGGTTCAAAAGAAACCTTGAAAATGTCGTCGTACTCCTCGAACCAGTTCGAGACGAGATGGAGGTTGATGTTGTAGTTGAGGCTGAAGTTGGAGTTTATCATCACCACACGAAATGAATCCACAGGAACTTTGATTTTCAAACCCAAAAAGGTTTTGAAAATATGAACGAGTTGTGTGATGATGCGTTTGCAGTCGAAGAGATCACAGCATCCAGCCACCTGGATCGAACCGTTAGGGAAAACCTTCACAGACTTTGTGCTGTAACTGTCATGATACGTGAGAGTCACCTGGTTATAAAACGTTGTAGGTTTGAGCTTCCACTCGAAACCTTCCGTCTTAGTTCCCGATCGTCTCATCTTATACGAACCAATTTCTTCGAATAAACCTCGAAGTCGCTTTATATCAATGGTCTGGATAAAGCTTGATACCATGGTGATGGTTGTAATTTTGACCCATGAGGGTCGGGTCTCGTCAGGGAGAGCTTTTCGTATCTCATCGAGTGTCAAGAGATACGAAAAGCTATTATTTGCAATAGTTGAATACATTTTTGAACATAAAAAGTATTTTAAAGAAGCTCGACTTAGGTGTTCGTTTAAGGAATTGTGTATTCCACGACTGCTGGATTTGGTGTGTTTTCATTCGCACCCTTCGAGGTCGTCAATACTTCTTTACCGTTCTCCTTAATCGTCCATCCCGGGACGTACTTAGGCCTGAAATAATCAATTTTGAACTTCTTGACCTTAGTGGAAGTGGTCACAGTAAATACCCTTGTACCAACCTCACCCTGACCCGCCTTCCACGCGGACCACGATAAGTCTGTGTACTCTCCATCCGCGGGTTCGGGATCATTCATACCGTAATTATCACCTTCACATTCGTAACCGTTGGCTTTGCTGTTGCATTTAGCCCACTCAGGTTCTTCGTGAATCGTGAGTTGTTCTGGGGTTACCCGTACACCGTCATCTTCGATATCGGTGATGTGAATGTTAAAATCCTTGGTGTGTGCAGATTGTTCTGCAACGATAAAATCGTACACGTACTCGGTGGGCTCGGTGGGCTCGGTGGAGGTCATGGGTTCTTCGGGGGTTTCCTCACCACCCATCATACTAGCAGCTATACTAGAAGAAATACAGCATACACTGAGAAGGCCTACACCGGCTAACATTGGTACAGCTGACATGATCTTTATATTACTTAGAGATAAAAGTTTA